ATTATAATTGAATAGAGCATTTCACACTTCCAGCCATCCAAAAAGAAAATAACCTATTACAATTTCAAGACCAGCGCCAATAATAAACTCTAAAATTTTAATAATAATTTCGTGTAGCACAATTCATTCCTTTCAAGATATAAGCTACAACATCAACAGTAAAACTATTACCAATCATTTTATATCTTTGTGTATTTGATATTTGTTTAACTTGCCCATTAAATATGCCATATTTAGTATAATTATCAGGAATAGTTTGAAGCCTCTCACATTCAATTAGCGTTAATTTCCGCATTCCATATTTACTAATAAGGAAATTATTATATTGCCAGGAAGATGTTGTTAAGGACGGAGTTTTCCCATTCACAGCCTTGATACCACCCTTATTGTTTCCTCGTGGTATTTGATAGATTAGTTGGCGTTTTCCCCTTTCAAAATAATCTTTTAAGTTTCCGGTATTACAATATATAGCGGTAATGCAATATGATTTTTCTCTATCGGTATATCCGCTCTCTAATATATCCTGTAATTTTATCCCTTTATCTTCTGGTATTTCCCTTAAAGGGATATTTGTCCAATATAATCTAATTCTATTTTGTGCAGAGAAAATAGCGCTATTTATCTTGACAGGCTCAACTCCGAGATATGAAGTAATAATATCCCGCCATTCCTTTTTCATACTTACATTTTCAAGTAGGAAGTATCTCGGTTTAGTTGTTTCTAATGCTTCAACAAATTTAAAAAATAGCTTACTTCTGTTATCATTAAAATTCAAATGCTTACCAGCAATACTAAACCCTTGACACGGCGAGCCACCTATAAGTAAATCTATTTTACCGAATTCTGCAAAATTGACATTATTCACATCGCCAAGCTGAATCGTGTTTGGATAGTTATACCGAGTTACTGCAATCGCATATTTGTCTATCTCGCTGGCATAGTAGTTTTTATATACTATACCAGCCCTGCATAATGCTATTTGTGCAGCAGAGAGTCCATCAAATAGAGATAATACATTCATGCGTTAGCCTCTCAAACTAAAACGGAATATCGTCATCTGATATAAGTTTAGTTTCCTCTGTGTCTGCCGTAGTTGGCTCTGGTGCGATTTCTTCCATCTGGTCGGCTTCTACATCAATAAGTTTCGGCTTCGTCGATTGTGAGGCAATTTTGCGGGCTTTTTCCCAGAGCTGCCAATGTTCTCTCGTTGCTGGTTCATCACTTATACAATGTAAATCGACTTTACGCTTGACGTGATAATAATACGGCGTTCCGTGTTTGACAACCCCGAATACCTTCCAGAGCAGCCAACGATTATATAAACTATCAGATTTTATTCCTAAAGCCTGTCGCATAACCGATAACTCGTCATCACTAAATCTATTATGAAATTCCTCGATTTCATCAATCCGTTCCTGCGCCTGTTCCATTGCCTGCTCGACGGTATATTTCCCGCCGACGATAATGGAATATTGGCGTAGCCTATCGGAATTGACTTGAATTTCGATAAGCTCATCATCAGTTTTGCCCGGAAACCTTTCTCGCAAAGCGTGCAAATAGCCCATAACCGCGCTATCGTAAAACACCTGTATTTGTTCGATGTCTTTTGGCGACTTCCAAGCATTGAGCAGCTCCATTATTCCCGCAATAGACGGCTTCTTGTCTTTTACTGCATAAAATTCAATAGCCTTAATCACATCTTTCTTGAGCCACTTCTTTAACTTCTTATGCCACAAGGACATAACTATTCCGTCTTTGTCCTTCAGTGTTGGAAAATAGCGGATTAAGATGTCGGACACTTCAAGCCATTCCGTTTCAGTCATTTTGGGTTTCCTAATCTAACAAAACATAAGCATTTCCATAATTGCTATACATAATCCGCCTATTGTTTATATATAGCTGTATAGCTTGATTATATTTATTTTCCAATTTTTCTATCTTTTTTAGCTGTCCTTTTGACAATAATTTAACAATTAGTGTATAGCCGTTGAATAAATCCATAACTTTATCGTCGTCTAATCGCAGTTTTCCGATTTTTTTGCCAGTATCGTTTAAGATTAAATCTCCCACCATTTTATCATCTCCTTTCTTTTGCTTCCTGTTCTCTTATCCGTTTGAGCATATTCTGCTTCCATTCCTCATCTGTATATCCGCATTTAGGCATCTCGGGCGGTTTATACGGAAACAGCCCTTGCCAACCGTTCATTATCGAATTTTCGATGCACTTAACGGGATTAGGCTGCTCTGCCAAGAACTTTAATTGCTTTTTCGCTGCCATAGGCGTTAGCTTCTTTCGAGTTTCTTTTCGATGCTCAATCCATTCAGCCCACGCTGCTATGAACTTCTTATCCTGTTTAAGTTTTTCAGGGGCGAATTCAAGAAAATCCCCATCTTCTGGTCTCTTTTCTTTTTCTTTTTTATTTTTTTCTTTTTCTACCCCCTCTTTTTCTTTTGATGTAATCTCTGAAATATTCTCTGGAGTATTCTCTGTATTTGTCCCCTCTTTATTGTTACCCCCCTCCCCTCTTTTTTGGGGGGGAGGGTCTAATTTATCTTTAGATATAGCCTCTGCACTATCTTGGGACGCACTATCCTGCTTATTTTCTTCGTTTTCTGGCTCGGTTATTTCTCCCGTTTGTGTGATAGCTAATACATTATCAACATTTAATGCGACAAACATCACGTTGTTGGCGGTGTAATTATCATCGAACAGTTTTACTTCAATAGTTCGGAATTCTCTTTTTATTAACTTCATTCGTTCAAGCAAATCGAAAGCCTCTTTAATTCTTTTCTTGGAATACCCAAAAAGCTCTGCATAATGTTTATATGATTTTTGAAGCAAATCACCCTTAAATTTCTTTCTCCAGCTAATAACATTCCCGATTTCATCCCTCACGGCAGAAGGACGATACCAATATATAATATCCGCCAATATCATAATAGCTAATAAATCTGGCTTGCCTTTTTCAGTAACGATAATTTGTAGCCACTGCATAGGCACTACATTGCCCGTCAATTTGATACCTTTTAATTTTTCGCATACTTCTGTCATCTTTTCATCTCCCTAAAATAAAAAAAGCCTACCAGCAGGCGAACTGCGGAGGAATTCCCACTGATAGGCTTAATAAACATTTATTCGATTGTCTTGTTCCGCAGTTCATTTTTCCACCATAATTATTATACCATCAATTTGCTTTTTTGCAACTAAACTATTCGGAAATTCCTAATAGCTCCCGCAACTTCAATACAACGCATTTTCTCGAATTTTAAGCGACGTTTTTATTTTTCCCGATGTTTACTACGGCTCGAAGTAAAAAGTCGCAAAATAGAGTGCTAATCCTTCGCTGCAGCTCGACTTTTGACGTTTCTTTTGTGTTTGCTAAACGCTTTTGTATTCCTATATTCGTATAGCGGACAAGCAACGGCAGTGCATTTATCGACTTCTGTTTGATTGAAGCCCATACACATTAAGCAGTGCGCCCGTATAGCAGCCTGTTGAGACCTGCCAGACCAAGCTCGCTTAAAACGGTTGCAGTATAGCTTGGGAACGTTTTCTAACATCTTTTCTCGGCTTGAATAAATATTATCGCTCATAATCTACCCTCAATTTTATTTTTCCCGACTAATTTTTGTCCTACTGGAGAATCAGCGGGAATCATAGAAGCATTTTTACATTTTGGACACGCATCATACTTTGTGGTTAATCTCCAGATTGAATAAATCAATCCGGGAACGACAAAGAATAGCCACAAAGCAATTTCAATTAAAATGCTTCCTTTTGTAATCCTTTTCGGACTACCGACATAACCGCAAGTTGTGCAAACAAATTGTTTGGGCATAATGTTACTCCTTTATCTTATAACAAATATAAAAAATAACTGAAAAACCACTATGCACATTTTAATTATAACACAACTTTTCACTTATAATAAATATAAAAAATAATTGTATTACACTTCAGCGGTTACTCTCTGTTTATCCGGGTCTATTCGCACGAATGAAGCACCTAACACCGTCGGATAATAACCCTTTTGCTCACCGTAGCCTATAGTATTTTCTGCGTAAGTTTTGAGATAAGACCCGGAAATAACGCCTATTTTTTCCTTCTGCACTAATTTTGTGCATTGCTCATCAGCTCCGATAACCACTAATCGCTGTCCCTTCTGGTCGTGGACGTGAGAGCAAAAATATATATCAGCATCGAAGTATTCCATAAATCTAATCAGTCTATTAAGTTTACCGCCCGGCGTTGTAGCAAATCCCGCTCCGTGATGTGTATAAATTCTATACTTATGCGGTTCAGTTCCACTATGAGATGGACGCTTGTTATATGGTATTAACGAAGGCTTTTTTCTCCACTTGGGATACCGCACAAAGGTGATGTCAAATAGCGACGAGTACCCCAGATTCGGGCATTCCAATTCTGTGCATAGCCAAGAATGTAAGTCAATCTGCTCATTATAGCGCATATATTTAAGCTCGTGATTGCCTAACCCGATACCTAAACACTTGTCCTTAATAGGCATAAGCATATCCCGCATATCGGTTATCAGCTTTTTGCCAAGCCGAGCTAAATCCTTGACAGAAATATAATCAGGAACTACATCTGGGTCAAATCGCCTATCACTATACGAGATATAATCGCATAAATCGCCTGTCGAGAGCCAAAAGCTATGCGGGTCATCCTTTACTTTTTGGACATCTGCCTTAAACGCTTCTAACGCACAGGCTTTATTTCCATAATGAACATCGCTGAAATTCCAGATAGTAAATACATCTTTGCGGGACGAATGGACGATAAGGCGCTGTCCGGATACATTCATAGTTTACTCCTCTGCAAACGGATTACTTTCGAGCAGCAGAATTACTTTTGTTGCCCACGTTTTCGGAATTGTTATTATATCTTTTTGTTCAGTATCCCAAACGGTATGGGCAAGCTTTATATGCTGCTTACTATTTTCTAATAAGACACCGAAACTGATAGCCTTTGCAGGCGTAGCCTCTTTTTTGTTTGTTACTTGCCCGTGTAAACAAGCATCTTTCCATTTGACACAAACAACATCATTTACTTTCGGTCTTTTCCTGCGAATTGCCTTTTTGCTCATTGACTACGCTCCATTCTACTTTATTAACATATTCAGTTATTTTAGGCATATCTTGCGGATAATAAAAAATATGCTTGCCCGACTTTCGAGCAAGCTCTATTTCTCTTTTCGAGCCTTCGGAATTTTTATATGAAGGCAAGACTAAAATTGCGTTACACATTCCTAAAACCGCTCTACCGCATTCGAGAAAATAATCTTCAGCCTTTAGCCCGTCCCATAGTCCCCAGAGCAAATGCGGAACTATCGGGCAAATCTTATCCGACAATAATGCTAATTCCTGCCCAGCCAATTCTGCAGCTCGAATGTTATTACGCACAAAATTAGCACCTCGTTTGTCTCTATAAGCACCAACCACATATATTTTAATCATCTTTCAGGAAACTCCCCGTAGGCGAATTTTTCCAATGATAAAACAGCTTGTATATAACAAACAGCAATATAAGTGTAAGCGCCACAACGCCCGCAAATTCCCTTAAATTCATTTCGGACGATACATTTATCAGCCCAACCTGCGTTCGTCGCTCCTGCGCTCTCTCGTGGACTTGCAGGGCGTTTTCAGACATAACTTTATTAGCTGACGCTATATCACGTGTGCTTGTTTTCGGCGATAAGCAGGAGCAGCCAGCAAATAGCCATATCAATAGCCAGCCTGTAACCGCTATAAAAAGAAACGTCAATAACCAATCAACAATCGTATTTTTTTCTTGCATCATCATAAAGCCCGCTGACGGTAGCGAACCGCCAGCGAACCTGAAAGGAGAAAGCGTTATGAAAAAGAAACGGTATTATGAACTTTGTCAAAAATTTCAACGTGTCCTTCAAGAGCATAAGCAAGCTTTTCTGCTGCCTTGACCGCCTTTTCGTATCGCCTGTATCCTTCGCCAGCAAACAATATTTGCCAATTCCAGCCTTGCGCTCGCCAATAATACTGTCCATCTTTGCCCGGAAAGATGGTTATTCGCCTGATATAATCATTTCTGTCCATCGTCATCAAACCGGAATTGCAAGTCAGCGTCGATGATTGTGTTCGGATTGCCGATACCGAAATTGAGGTGCTGATACGCTTCAGCAGCGCCAACAATATGCACTTTAAGCGTACCCGCAACGTTGCCAGTTTTAGCTGCATCTGTAATTCCTCGCAAAACTTCTATATTGTCCTTTGTTTGCAAGCTCTTGCAGCCTGCAATATAAGCCAAAAATAGTCCGACTAAAACAACCAATCCAACGTCTCGCCATAACATTTTAGCATTCATTTTGATTTGCCCTTTCTTTTACAAAATTTTTAAGCCTGTGCAAAACCCACTCGACAGAACCGACAACAGGTATCTGTTCGCCATCTTCCATTACTATAACCACCTCTGCCAGATTATCTATCTTAATATATCCTATTTGCGAGATTTCTATCGAAGCAAACTTATGATTATCTTTCCTTCGAAATTCTATTTTGCCAGTAGGGATACGCATTTATCAGCCACCTTCTGAAGAAAAGTATTATAGGATATACAACAAGTGAACACGATATTGCTTTTCAGATATACGGTTGTCAACGCTTCTCCTGTGCTATTATCAGGCTCGAACGCAATTATATCGTCTATTTTGATTGCAACATAATCAGGCGGTTTGTCTTGATGTTTGCGTTTGCATTCAAGCCACATATCAAGCTATTATCCTAACCTATCACGCAACCATTTTATATCTTCCCTAACTTCTTCGAGCCGTGTCAAAAGCGCCTTAAACCGTTCATCGCATACAGCTTGAGTTACTTTTCCTGTCCCGTTCCCGTGTGCGCTTAAGTCTCGTATATGAGCAACAAACCAACCCCAAAGTGCAATAATCATTGAACCTATTATAGCTATCAATCCTTTTTGAGCGTCAAATTCGTTCATCTAATCAACTTCCTTTACTCTGTTAGAACATCTATCGTTGCTGAAACACTATCATCTTGTCTATAAATATTATACCGGCTTAATATACCCGAATGCCCAGATTTTACTCCATAAATAGATACATATCCATTACCCCACGCTTCAGGCGGTAATATAATTGTAGCTCCATAATCTTTTTTTGTGCTATTATACGATACGGATTGCTCATATTTATATTCGTCATATTCAGGAAAGCCCTCTAATCGAACAGTAAAGCTATCAGGGTCAATAATTCCCATATTGCCCAACCGCTCATATTGCCAGCTAACGTAAATCTGTCCACCAGATAAACTTCTGACCGAAACGTGCGTTGGAGCATAGCAAATTACATACGGATTACCGCTGCTATCAGTCCATACAACTACATAGCTGGCATCGCTTTCGTCTCCACAAGCCGAAAATCGTGTAAGCGCAATATAATATAGCGAATTAGCGTTATACGGATACGAGAATGAATATGAGTTATTGGCAGGAGTAAAAATAAGATACGGCAATTCGCTATCCACGTTTGGCTGAGAACTCTCTTTTATATACAAGCCGTATCGCCCGATATTTGCCCCATACGGAAAGAACCAGCCATTAAATAATTGCTGCCCAGTCCCCAGCTCGGGAAACCAGCCGTTGGTAATCAGATTGTGAACTTGAATATCCACAACGATTATCCCCCACTCGTTTCTCTTGTCTGCGTTCCATTAGACTCATTAACATCTAATTTAGCCTCTATCGTAGTGCCGTCATCAGCATAAATGGTCTCTGTCATTGTAGCCGTATCGTAAACAGCTTTATTGACTTGTCTAACCAACGCTAAATCACGCAACGTAATCACTACCGGTATATATCGCTCATAACCCGCTAAGCTACTTCCAGCATCTATTACCCCAACTAATTCAGCTACATCAAACGGCGCTGTCCCATAAGTTAATTCGAACTTATACCAACCGCCCCCTATTTCGTCAATAGAAGGCGCAGAAGCCGATTTGTCCGTCCCGTCAATAGCTCGCAAACTATTCCACGTCGGAGTTAATCCAGTCTTTGGCGCACCATCTTCAGTTATGTAAAGTTTATAAATCATCTCGCAACTCCTTGTATATTTGCAAATACAGGCTTCGGGCTTAACAATTTAGGCATTCCTTTTTGTAGTATATAAGCCCGTGCAACCATATAACAATTACCGTCTCCCTTTGCCATCAATCGCAACTTAACTCGCTTCGGCGTCTCATCAGTAAAGCTATAATGCAAATTAACTTGCTGTATCCCATAATTCGCTGCATTGAATGAACCCTCCGCTAACGCCGTTGCATTACTATCTATAAGCGGGTCTTCAAATACATTAACTAATTGAGCTTTCGCTTCGGTTATATTCGAATCCAGCAAATAATAAGCCTTAATAAATAATTCATCGTCATTATTCAGCTCATATTCCTCCTCCCAAAAGCACCAATAATAATTACCGTCTGAATTTTGTTCTGGTACTAACTGATATGAATATCCAAGACTCGCAATATCTGTAGTATCTTTTATAATTAACCCGCCCAGCGTCCAAGCCTTGACTGCTCCCGAAACTTTGTTGTGGTCATATGAAACGGAGAAATCAATAGGAGAGTGTCGATGTGAAAAGTTATAATCGCCGTTCTCGGTCGCTATCCCAGAAAAATCACCATTATAAAAACTTACAATTGATGAATAAGTAATTCCATAATCAACATCAGTTGTCGAAAGATTAGAAATGCTCCCGTATGTTAATATTCCCACATACAAAGCGTGTTCTACTGTCAAGTTCTCTATATCAATATAACATCGCTGGAACGTACTTACTGTCTGCCCATAACAAGTCAAGCTTGTTCCATATACACGAATAGCGCTATCCATACAACAATAATTACAAACACTAACAACATTGTTTACTTCGCAGATAAAACTTTCATAAGCAATTCTTACCAAGCCCATAAACAAGGCATTTTCCAAAGTCAGCTTATAATTCAAATTGTGTACAAAATTACGTGATGATACGGTAGCAACACAGATGCCCTTAAACGTTAATTCGACATCCTTACACAAATCTGTAGTACTTGTCGTGTTGCATAACCAGAAACCGCCACCTACAAAATTCAGAATAGAATTAGCAAATCCATAGCCAGACTCAAGATATACGAAAACATTAGAGCCATCTTTAATATTATCCAGTGGTTGATGACTTGAAGTTGTCGGATTTATAATTTGAACATTTCTATACTCATAAGCAATGAATGCCCCCGCAGGATAATCTTGCGATACCCCAGCCGAAACGTTTATTGTCGTTGAGGTCATCGAAGATATTATTAGTTGTTCGAGATTGCCAGAATAAGAAGATTTATTGTTATGCTTGCAAATCCATATATTCTTGCTATTGCTCCATTCTGCACTTACATCATCAACGACAGGTAAAGAGGTCGCACCTGTGGATATACCACTCGAAAGTCTTGTCCAGCGAATTGAAGGCTCTGCACAAAACAAATTTAATAAAAGATTTCCACCCCCGCTAATATAATGTCCATTCAAGTCTATGGTAAATTCACAATTAGAAGGATATGGATTTGCTTCGCTCGTTCCCGCTTTTACCTCACCCGAACCGTCGATATTGGCAGAGCATTTCAAATAATATGAGCCTGCAGTTTCACTCGCTTGCAACGTTCCATCGACTGTCAAATCAACCCCGTTAGCGAAAGATGATTGGTCAACATCAAAAGTTACCGTATGCCCTGGCTCAATTATAACCGTATCACCATCAGCAGGAATATGTCCATTGTACCACGTTGATGAGTTTGACCAATTACCAGATTGAACTGACGTAATTGTTGCCATTATTCAAGCCCTCCAAAGGCTTCGTAAAGTTTACGAAAATTAGGCGAATGCTTCAAAAACGCCTCACGCTTTTCCGTAGGTAATTCATTCCAGATAGATAAGATTTCTCGATAAGGATTGATAATATCATCTGCGCTTATCCGCTCATACCAACGCTTGGCTAATTTGTCGAACTTGAGCCTACACTGTTTCACCGTCTTCGGCTTCAAGCTCGTATTCGACTTTTGTATTTTCCGCTCGTTTAAGCTCGCCATATAAACTCTCCCACTCTTCATCAGTCAATTCTTTCACCGACGAAATTTCTGTAATTGTTCTATCATTATCCTGTATCTTGGCATAATATTTATTTGCGTAAGAATACTTTTTGAGTATTTCCATTTTTCAGCCTCTTTTATGTTTTAGACAATTCTGTTCTACTGCCATTGCTATCTACTTGCACGTGCGCATCGACAGATATACAACAAACACTGCCAGAAATACCATCGCTTCCAGCAAAAAGTCCGCTATCATTGCCATCATCACGAGTAAACGCTACTTGTATATGGTCAGATAATCCTAAATTGAGAGGCGCTAAATCAATGGATGGAAATTTAGTCATCTGCAAAATCGTTCCGCTACTGTAGGGTTCAACGTTTTCGTTCCAAGCTAACTGTATCCACGAGCCAGCATCGTAACCATTTTTGCATATTCTATATTTGAGCCACCAATTAGGCGTAGCAGCCTGTTCTTGCCACCAGTGGCAATGAAGCCAAAATTGCCCGTCTAATTTTATTTCGTGATTTATTTGATAAGTAAAAAGCAAACAATGAGTATTGTCGGTAATATCAATTCCCGTAGGAAAATCTATACCTAATTTTGTATAATTGTAATCCAATTTACCTGCAGACGTATCTATCATTCTGCCGAACAACGGTTTTTCCAAATCTTTCCACGTAACAGCATCGTTATAAAAAACGGTATTCGACCGAATTATAATACCATCGCTACTTTTTATCTCATAAGCCATTTTAATTTACCTCTGTTAAATTAACAGTAGCAGCCCAATTTATAGTTTTACTCGCAGCTCCAGTAACCTTGATTACAAGTGCGTCATTAATATCATCTGCTTCTGCGGTTACGTCCCAGTTACTATCATCTTCAGCAATCGAAGTTACTGTTGGCGCATCGACCAATGAAGTCGTTCCGCTATCATTTTTAATTACACCTTCAATTTTATAGCCTGCGCATTCCATCGAAGTTTCTGTGCGTTTGGCAGATATTTGAACCATAAACGTATAACAATACCCGCTTGCAATAGTTATCCTGCTATCTGCAACCCCATTGACAAATATCTCCGTTTCCGTTGCATCCGTTGTTGTTCCAGATAACGAATATCTGCAAATTCCACCAGACCCAGCAAACGCCCATAGATTATATGCCCTATCATCATAAATATTAGTTATTGCCCCGCTCGACGTTACAACACGAGCAAGCCGAATATGACTTGTAATTATAGGGTCAGGATAGCCCGTTGCGTTAATTGTCAGCGTCCCATCAGCCGTTAGATAAACATAATTCGTTGCGTTATCTGTCAGCGCATTACTCGAACTGCCTGAATAGCTAACTTCGGCGTTACCGTTAAGCCATTTACCCGCATAAACGCCTACAGTCAAATCTCCATCTTTATAGACACGCAACTGTCCAGCGGGAAAGAATGAATTGCGCAAGGTGTAAAGCATCTTCATATAAGTTGCGTACCAATCCAGCCCCGTGCCTTTTGTAATGAACGGTATGCCAAGCTCATTATCCGTAGTCCCACTTAACGCCTCGTAAAAGCTCGAATTTTCATATGTTTCACTCATAACTCTATTTAACTCCAACTTAATGTAATAGTTTGCCCTGTAATGTCCGTAATAGTCAAATTACTAACAGCTTGCGGTGTCTTGCATACGAATCGAGTAAAGCAAGACCCGTAGCTAATATTGCCTGCCACGTCTTTATAGGCAATCTTAAAGCTATACGTTCCTTCAGGAATACCCATATCGCTCGTCTTGCCAAAATCCCAGCTAATATCTTTCGCTGCGATACCGAAATTGCCATATCCGAAACCTAAACCATCTAAAGCCTGATAACACGCAATTCCAAAGCCTTCGCCATAATCCGCATTTTCAAAACCGAACCCGCTCCAGCCAAAACTCTTTTCCCCAAAATTCCCTAAACCGAAACCAATCTTACTTTTAGCGCCGTCCCAGTATTCTTTCCAATTACCATAATCGCGTTGGCTTACCTCGCAAGTCTCACCGCTATTATATTGCAGCTTGACCTGCAAGCCGTATTCGTTATTATGATTTTGTATCAAACTTATAATCATAGCCGTTTCTATATAATATTATACTGTTTATAATTACTCTTGCTCTTTATCCCCCGGCCACTTTTTAAGTGGGCATCCTTTACCACGTAATAGCTTTGCTTTCAGCGAGCCAAAACAACCGCATTTACCGCACCTAAACGGCTCAACACCCAAGCTCTTAAAGAATGAATAAATCGCATTGCCGACAACACGAACAGGCATCGGCGCGTCGGAATTTTCCGCAGTCAATTTTTCAGGTCGATACCATTCGCATTGACGGCAGATTTCGAGGCATTGCTTAACAAGCTCTGTGTTTATCTTGGAGGCGGACGCAATAATCCTTTCATCTCCACTCTTTCTGCGAGAAGCCATCTGATGAACAATATGGTGAATATTTATCATCTCTCTCACCTCTATGTCGCTAAACTACAAGTAATTGTTCCGCTGCGCAATCCACCACGACATATATTTACAGAAGCCGATATACAGCCCCCGCAATTCTGACCATCCTCGCAAGTGTAATCATCGAGATTGTTATTTGAAAATGTTCCGCCATTGCAATGCCCAGAAACATAACCGTTAAAAACTTCATAGCTATTCCAATAACACTCTGAATAGATACCTTCATAGCACATCTTATAGTAGTTGGAATAATCGTGAACATACATTGTCAAAATTGACGCATCATTTCCATCAACAGTTGTACCCCCGTTCCATCCAAAACTATAAAACCATCCATTATAACCGGGGATAGGAAATAATGGAGACGCAAGAGAGCAGCTCTCTCCGCAAGTCGAAGATATAAGTCTGACCTCATATCCGCCACTAATTCTGCTATTAGCGTCATTCATTGCAGCTATTATCTGCTCTCTCGGAGACCAAGAACAATAATAGTCTTCATTCGTTGGAAAATTTACATTTGTAATATCGACATATTTTATCTGCCCATAATCAGAAGGAGTTTCTATCTGAACCGTAACTTTAACTCTATAACTGCCTACGCTCCTATTAGAACCGTTATAATCAGTTTCAATCAAACTACCATAAGTTTCTATTTCTATCGGTTTAGTCAATTCCTCTGGACGCAAACAAACATAAGAGTTCTCATAAGGATTTCCAGTTAAACTACAAATATTACACTTGTGATACTCAGTCGGTAATGTAACCCATAAGAAACAATCATCTTCCGGATAATTTGTATCTACGCTTGCTACAAAAATAGATGGAGTCCAAACGACTCCTACCTTTATACAATCCTCTTCCATTGTTCCGCACGTCGCTATATAAATTTTACAAGTTTTACTATTATAAAACCGGCAATCAGCATAAGAACATTGAGATACATAATCTCCCCATTCACAATTATACCAACTTACCCAACAATGACTGCCCACGTATATATTACGATTTTGGTCTTCTGTTAAGCCTGCATTTAGCCAAGAAAACAAATCATCTGTCGTCCAACTATCTGGACAATGATTTCCGTTACAATCATAGCAATAATGCGTCCAATTCGTTGTATAGTTCTTTGTAACCTCAAGTACTTCACAAGAAATAACTTTTGCTCTTAAAACTTCCCACAAAATCGGTGGGTAAAGAGGGTCTTCTATTTCCTCATATTCAAACGCAAGAGGCGTATCGCAACAATCCAATTTAGCTTCTTCAGGAAAGCATTCTTCACAACAAGGCGGGAGATGTCGGACACCCTTTTTGAGTCTATAAGCGACTTCATCTGGTTGCAAATTATCACATCTATATAAATACCAATTAGCCTGCTGTAGTTCACCAGACCCTCCACAGCTCCCACCATACACGAGGTCAAGTTCTTGAATTAAGTCTTTTTCGTAACTTTCCATATAGCTCATATTTGTTTTCCTACGAACAATAGCAAGCTATCGCTAACGGAGCTTCAGGTCTCAAAATTCCAAGCCATTGCTCTTGCCCGTCCACAACTCCTTTTACTGCGACACAATAAGAGTCAACAGATAACGGAGCATACCTGATTTGTGAGCAATAATCCATCAATACGCTTAACCAATCCGATGTATCACCTGTTGTCCCTACAACCGTTTCAGTACCGTCTAATAGCTTGACTTGATACAAATGAGAATGCGGATAGTTTACATCTACGTCCACAACAACAGCGGGAACAACATATCCGCCCCTTGAGGCTATTACTGGCGGGCGTGCCGAAATACCAGCGCTCGAAGCAATCGCACCAGAACCGATAACAGCGGATTTGCTTATCGACGCTGTCTGCCTGCCAAGCTGATTAAATTGCCTCGCAGATACAATGCTTCTGTTCGGTATTAACGGTTTCCAGTCCATAATAACCCTAATCTACCTGAAATCATCAGCGTCCAGCTTATGCCACCAAGTAGAATCAAACGAAATTTCTTCGTAAGGCTTAAATTGCGAACCGCTATCATCGTAAATTATTTGCGGAGCTTGATTACCAGATTTATAAAATTTATTCCATCCGCTCGATTTATACAAAGCCCTTAACCTAACCGTGTATGTCCAGCCTGCATCGCCTTCGGAAAATTCCATCGCTACGTGAGGAGCACCGAGCATCAGAGTACCAGCTGCCAATATCCAAGCAGAATCAGAACTCCATTGCCAATATACAGCACCATTATTTACTTTCCCCCAATTCGACAAACAGTATGTAGGAATTTTCTTTGCGCCCGAAACCTCGACAACAAACTCACAATTATAAATAACCATCATCGGGATTTCATCTGTACCAAGCGCATTTTGCTGCTGATTATCCCAGTATAATTTATTAGATGGTATATTCAGCGCCTCAACCGAAGGCGACACATCATACGTAATCCTTATCGTTGACTCTTGGTTTTCGTTGTCCTTTAGCGGATTACCAGTTTGCGGAGATATATCTGTAGTTGTATCGTCAGGGTGAACAAGTCGCCCGTGATGTGTCTCATAATAAACAGTTACAAGAGCATAATCATATTCAATTCTGCCACTATTAGTATCCCATTCCTGTATATTTTCGTTGACTTTGCCCTTTCCCAACGGTTCAATACTCGCACGTGTAGCAAAAGCACGCCAATCATACGGGAACTTGCAAGGTGGATAATAAGACATTCTGCCGAGAAACGCTTTAGCCAATTCTTTCGCGTCCGACCATTTACACTTAAATTTACGAACGCCGGTTAATCCGTTAGTTTGATATTCGCAACGAATATCAATTTCTTCGTAATCAAAACCGCTCGGATTTACTTTTACGATTCCAGCCATTACTATCTCCCAACAACCGCAACACGCGCATTAGATTGCTTAACGGCGTTAATCAAATCTGGTATTTGCTCTTTTGTCAAACGCTCAAGAAGAGATGACTGCTTAATTTCGTCCTCTTTCACTTTCGCTAAATGCTGCTCTGATTTTATTTGTGCGTCTTTAGCCTTGTTCTCTTTCGGCTCTTTAATTGATGTTTGGATTTTGCTCCAAACGCTTTCGAGTGAGGCTAAACTTATACCAGCTGCAGATTTACTAACATCAATCTTCGGCATAGCAGCTGGCTTTTGCTTGCCACCAGCAAGACCGGCAAGAAAATCTTTCCCGAACAGATTTTTCATATCCTTGAACGTATTCTTTGCATTTTTACCCGTATCCTTAAACGCATCATTGAATTTATCTTTGAACTTATTGATATTCGCTGTGAGCTTATCAATCAAGCTGTCAGATTGCTCATTGACGTTGCTAAAAGCGTTTTCGAAGCTGTTCTTTGTTTCTTTTGCAAGGTCTTTAATTAGGTTTTTATATGTGAGCCAGTTTTCTTTTAATTCTCTGGTAAGCGATTCGTTTGCTTTGCGGTTACCCGTCGCCCAATTTACCAGCATATTGATACCACTCTTCAGTGCATTCACAAGCATAAAAACGCCACCAACAACAGCAGCTATAGCAGTAGCAATAGCATAGAGCGTGCCTCTTACGAGATTCCCTGCGGTAACAAATGTTTGTGCCATAATGGACAGCGTGCCTAATCCACTGGTAGCTTTTTTTGCGCTGTTGTAGAATGAGCTTAAATATTCGCCTATACTTACGAACACGCCACCAATCACCGCAACAATGTTACTTACTATTTGAGCTATTTGCTCAGAATGAGTCGATACGAAATTCCCAAATCCGCTGACAAGGTTACGAAACACGGAAACAATCTTCTTTGCAGTAGGCAGCAATGTTTTTCCGATACTCACGGCTAAATCGTAAAGCTCACCCTTGAACGCCCTAAACTGGTTTGCAAATGATTTTGATGTCCGAATAGCATCGCCTTGTGCATCAGTCGAGCTTTTCATTATTATACTCAAGCGCGCCATTACCTTTTGCTGCTCCGTAGCTGCGCGAGTACCACCCTTAAAGCCCATATTCAATAATTCTTGATTCAGGGCAGCTTCGGTAATAATAATTCCATACTTGCGCACAGTCTCGTGGTTGCCAACCAAAGCAGATTGCAAATCACGCAAAGCATCGCCTCTCGCAACGTTATTAAAGCTCGCTAAGTCCATTCCTAACTGAACAACAGCCTTTGACAGCTCAGCCGATTTATCACGAGCGAAACCTAAAGGGACAAACGTATCTTGCATTGATGCAAGGAAACGCATAAATTCGTATCTGCTGCCACCGATAGATTTTGATAATGATACAGCGAAAGCCTCTACAGCTTTCGATTGCTCCTTAAACACAGTCTTGAATTTAGCTGACGTTTCCTCGACATCGCTTGCCATCTTTACAAACTTTATTCCAGCATAAATAGCAGCAGTGCCAGCAGCGCCAACAACAAGCCCAACCTTCTTTACTCCTGCTGTTATAGATTGCAAGGCAGGACGAATCTTAGTAGCAGCAGCGCCAACAGCGCCAACCACAAGCCTAAGCTTCTTTTTTATCCCTGTTGTTATAGATTGCAAGGCAGAATGAAGCTTGCTCGTTTTTGCATTAAAGGTTATAAAACTTTCGCCTAATACATACGCCATTTATTCGTTATCCTTTTTTAGCCATATCCTGCTTGTAAAGTTTCATCACGTCCTTAAAACTTCTAACATATATTGTTTTAACCGCACTATCACTGCTATCGCCTTTAATACCTTCTATATAAGCTAAAACCTGCGGTAACGTTAATTGATTTATTTCCGCAGGCGTCCAGCCGTATAATTGCGATAAAACCATATATACATCAGACCAATTCACTTTATCTTTCACGGTGTCTTTGACTTCTTTGTCCCCTGAAAAGGGATGTTGCTATTACCCGTATCGACTAACCCAGACAAAGACGCAATCTCACTACCAAGCTCGGCAATTTCAGATAATTCCAATCTGTTCTTGAAGTCATCAAAGCTCATTTCTGCCGGAAGCTCAACTGATTCACTTATCATAGCTTCAAGACCAGCAGGCGATGTAAATATGTCCGGATTGTCAATCAAATTAGCAGAGCTTGCCTCTTTGATTACATCACGCCAGAGCTGAACCTTTTCTTGTCCCGAAAGCCCGGAAAATTCAATAATCTCCTTCGCCTGCTCCTTAAGCGATGCAACATATGATTGCAATATCGCCCCCAAACTTTTCATCGTTAAGGGGCGAATTCTAACAACCAAACCATCTTTCGTCTTGAATTGTCCTTTAGCTTGCGTCAATTGCGGTAAATTAGCCATAAAAGCTCCTTAAAAATAAATATTACGTAGCAACGTGGTCTCTGCCGCGACTAAATGATATTGTCGCTGACGGCGGTTCTGCGGACTCGATATTTACATTATACGATATACCGTCGATAATAGAATCTCCGTCAGTTGTAGATTCGAGAATTGTAGTACCATCAGCAGAACTTAAGTCTATAGCAACATAATCACCTTGTCCGATAGATAGAGCTTCTCCTCCGCTCAAAATAACTTCTATCGTGCCAGAAAAGTCATAATTACCGGCAACACGGTTAGTCTTTCCGCCTGTTTCTGACGAATTAAATGCCGGATTATCATACTTCATCTCAAGCGACCATTGCTTGACCTCAACAGTTGAACCGCCAATGGTAGCAGAACCACCCTTACCTGATATTGCTCCAGTAGCCATATTTATGTTCTCCTATTAATATCTATTTCCAAAATTGCGAAACTCTATAATTATTATACTGTTTTAATTAAGACCAATCTGCCCGATTAAAATAACATTGCACCATAACCTTAATCACAAAAACCCAGCCAGAAGTCCCTCTGTTCAAATCCTTATCGAACTCCTCGACATTGAGACTCGCAACCCGCACTGATTGAACATAATCAAGATTGAGCGTATCATTGGCATTACTCAACGCCTTTACGATTGTCCATATCAGCGGATATAGCTTTTGATTTACCCGCAAATCGCCCGTGAATACACGAATATCATATTGCATCTCAAATCTATGAGCCTCGCTCGTTGTATAAAACTCGACATTGCCATCGCTCGGCGCAATCTCGACGTAAGGAGCATCAGCGTCCTGCAATGCCTTTTTTCTCGGATCTCTTGAAGACGATGTAAACTTTATCCTGTTAGCCGTTCTTACAGCAGACGTAAAATCCGTGTCGCTTTCGAGCAAGTCCCACAATGCGTTATAAATTGTTGTAAAAGGGTCTGCCATAATCCTACAATCCTTTTCCTCTTATTGAATATTTAGCTAAAGCCCTTCGCGTCGCTCTTTTTGCGTCGTTACGCATTTGATGCAATAATCGCCCATCAGGCTTAATGATTATTTGTCTTTTAGGAACGTGTCCCTTGCCCTCATTATGAATTTCCGCCAATTCTTTAATCGTTAATTTCCCCTTCCTATGCCGTGAATTACCTGCATAGCCAACGGTTACAGAGTATCCTTTAATATCAAAACGATTTCCCCGCTGCCCACGAGTTAAAGCACGAAACAGCATACCTGTATCGTAAAGAATTGAAGGCTTACCTTTGCCTTTACCTTTTCTGCGCTGCCGTATAGTAGCAGGCTTAAGGGCTGGCCAATCACCACCACCACGAGAAGATTTTAAGAAATGATTTTGCGCATAAGATAAATAACGCTCACCCCACTGTTCAAGCATATTGCGAAACGGAGAGTTGAAACCGCTAAAACTTGAACCCGATGCAAATAATCGAGCAAACTTTTTAAGAGGCGCAAAATTGTTGATAACCTTAATCACGAACATATCATTTCCGCTAATTCCATTTAGAATTAAATCGCTTCTTTTCATCGACAATAAAAGGCGAATTTGGCATCTGCGATTTGATTTCAGCATTCAGCCTTCGCTGACCAGACAAATATGAGCGTATCTCCTCATCTACTTCCCTCTTTATTCTGCTAATCTTATTATCATCATCGTCAACATCACGCAAGCCACGAGAAGAATAGAGCCAATAGCCAGCGTATTTGGCAGCCCAATCGACCACCTTTGCAGGTGTATTGCCATCAACGCCGACTATTGGCACTTCATATTCAGAATCACGAAACCAATCGTCTATCGCTGCTTCGGCAAATTCTATCGCCTTTGCTACCCTATCGGTATCTACAGACCCGCTATCATCAAGGTCTGACCAATACTTAACGTTTTCAATCCCGAAAACACTCTCGATATCCGATTGCGATATATAATTTGCCATAGCATCTCAAGTCCTAACCATCACTACGGAGTTACATCAGCGATAAATACAGCCGAAGGAACTTTAATTACAGGCAAGAAAGTATCGCCTGCAACTTGTTTAATTCCCGTCGGGTCATCTTTAACAGTCGCATAGCTGAACATACCATAGACTTCTGTAATATTCCGCAAAGCAGTCGTCGCATCGCTTGAAACGTTAATGCTGCTCGGAATAGGAACAGAACCTTCGATAAGTTCATACCAATCAGGCGAAGGTTCAGGCAAGAAAATTACCGTATCATCGCCTACAAGCTGCTGAACACTTCCGCTCGAATCGACAAAGAAGGCGTTAGAGCCATCAATCCAATCAAGCCCCATAAATCCATTCTTTATTGCACCAGCAAGAGCACTTTCATTGTATGCAGCACTGCGAGGTATAAGCTCCTTAATCGTGTCATTGCCAAGCAAGTAATTGAGCACGTTCAAGCCGTAAATTGCATAACGAAGCGGATAGCCAGTCGTCTGCAATGCCTTACGCTTAATCGCCTGAATATCGCCTGCAATATCAGTCGTGCTCGTTGCCCAACTTGCGCCAATAATACCGCCAATCTGGTTCTTATTGGCTGCAGGTATGCCCATATCTACTGTGTAAGTTGCCCCCGAGCTCGAAGGAAGCAGGTTGCCGTCCGAATCGAAGTATATCGCACCTAACGCAAAAGCCGAAGCTATTGCAGTTGTCCGAAGGTTTGTAAATCGAGTTGCAAACTCTCTCGTCTGACGTGCAATCTCTTGCTGCCCCAGCTTCTGCTGAGCTGCATTATCAAGCTGCTGCAACGCAATCAACGTATATGGGTCGTGCCATACGTGCTCGCTTGAGTGCAACAATCTGACGGTTTCTTCAGTAACACCCTTTTGCTGAGCAGCTTTGCTCGGCGAACCATACTGAACCATCCTTGCAACTTCACGAGTTCCGGAAACCTTCCTATACTTCGCAAGATTACCGCTAACTCGTTTTGTTACCGAATATAATGAAGCAGGCAAAGGCTTCGGTAGCCCACCTCTAATACTCACAGCAAGCTGCGTTAGATTATCATATCCTAAAACTTGTTCTAATGTAGCCATTTTTATTTACTCCTATAATGATTATTGTTAAACCTATTTAGCTCAAATCGTCATCAAACGCATAGCCCGTTCCATTTGCTCGAAGCTGTTCTTTTATCCAGCTCTTGAGCAATGCAAGGGACGGATAATGAACGATATAATCAGTGTCGATTATCCCGCCGATGATTATCTGCGAAGCAGGAACATCAATGTCATTCTGGTCTTCGTCAACAACTCTTACGCCGTAAGGGTCGCCCAGAATACCCAGAATAGTCTCCGAGCCATCTGCAGGCTGGATAAATGAACCGCTATCGAAATCATCTTGCAAGTCTGTTACAGTAATCTCACCATTCGTTGTATTGACAGCGCTAAACGTTATAGCTTTAGTCGTTACAGATGAGTCTCCAGACGTATAACCAGTAATTTTAATCGTCCCAGACCCACTCGAACCTATTCGCCTAACAATCTCAACAGCCGTAGCAGTCGAAACTGTAAGTGTAGTTTCGCCAGACGAATAATCCGCAGTCGTAACACCAATAATAGACGGCGCCCATAATCCGTTGGACGTTTCCTTGCCTAAAAGCAATCCAGCTCTTAAATCGAATACTGGTGAATTACCAATATCCCGAGCTTCAGAACCGTCAATAACAGCTCCACCCGGAAGCAAATCAGGCTTTCCACCCCAAATTACATTGCGAGGTGTTGCCGTTTGAGTTTGTATCGTTCCATAAGTAGCCATTGTTTTACACTCCTATTAAATCAAAAAAGTTATCTAATCCTGTTTAAACATTTACCAATCTCTATTTATCATCTGATACGGTTATGCCCGCCATTGCGGACATTTCTTTGATCAGCTGTTCCTTCTCTTTCGCTGCCTTTTCAGCATCTTCGCTATCTGAAAGCGAATTGTTCATTATTTGAACACCGGTTTTGCTCGAAAGATTTACAATAGACGGATTTTCCTCAAGTATTTCGACAACCTGTTTTACGACAGATTTATCGCCGTTAGAGAATCTCTTGCTCAACATCGAAAGATTATAATTATCTTTCTTGCCAATAAACAATTCTTTCAGCCTTTTAGCAACGGAAGGCGTTATTTTGCCCTTCTCAACAAGAGAATTAAATTTCTCTTCCGCACTCTCGACAAGCATTTCGAGCGCATCAGGATCAATTTCAGGCTTCTTATCGCTCTCTTGCTTATCTTGCGACTGCGACATAGATAGCTTTTTATTCGCCTCTTCTTGAGCCGATTTAAGCTCATCTATGTAAGACCTTACGCCGTCAATTGCGTTCTTCTCATCCAATTCCTTGCCAATTAACTGGCTTAATTGTTCGATAAGTTTGTCCATTTCATTATCTCCGTTTGAATTATTAACATTAACATTATAGTCTTCATTAAATATTATACTGTCATCACGCTGTAAAAATTCGACTTGCTTGCAATCGCTGCCCGCCAAACTCGAAGCTGCTATCTGAATAAACGGCTCTTGATTGGGTACTACAGGGCGCTGAACAATAGCCGAGTGAACAATAGCTTCACCATAATGCCTGCCCTGCCCGTCAACGAAATCACTCATAACCGATACACTGACATTCTTTACCCTGCGTGCTAAATCAATAGACTGCTCGCCAATCAATTCGTGAACGCCAAACAAAACATCTCCTTCGCGATACATATCCACCAAATAACCAACAACATCTTCTGCTCTTGCAGAATGGTCTTTGACAACTTCAATATCTATTCCGTTAGCCCGCATCTTCCGAAAAGCTGCAATCCACCTATCCATTCGAGCTGTATCGACATTTAACGTCCATCCCGCTATCGGGTGCGTATATTTGCCGACTCGCATAATATCTTTAACAAACCGCTGCTTTTCTGCAGTTTCCTGAAATTCTTTCGACTCGTATTCCAACCCGTAAAGCGATAAGCCTCGCCTCTTTTTCTCTTGCTCCAATAACGCTTTAGCCTTATTCTGTAGCGTCTTCTTTAGACTTTCCGACAAATTAGATTGAGGTATTCTGGCAATAGCATTCCTCAAATGCGGTAAATCTATCTTTCCGCTTGCGTCTTTATAAGGAAAATGCCTTAATGCTCGGGGCGTAGTCTTGCCTTCCTCATCTTTTTTCCCGCCAGACTCGATATAAAGAAAGGCGCTATCAGGCAAATCATTGATATATTTTGTCGTCCAAACTGCAAAATCACTTATTTTATCCATTTTTCTTAAACTCCTATATATACTCTCTATTAACTATTATACTTATTTTCGAATAGGCAAAACCGACTTGAATACTTGCGACGGGTCAAAATCAAATCCCGTATCCGCCTTCGGCTGCACCTTCACCCCTTCAATTTCCTTTTCCTGCGGGTATCTAACAGTCTTCGGCCTATCGAATATCTTAATAACCATACACCTGCAATTATAACCGTTTGGCGGATAATTCTTGTCCCAAAAGCTATCATCTCTTGGAAGAGTTACGCCGTCCATTACTCTATGATTTGGTCTAACTCTATCATCGTGAGCTGTAACGTATTTATAGCCCCATAATATCTCACGCATAGCGGGCGTTTCATCAACGGATTTAGAACCAGCCGAAAAAGCAAGCTGCATCTGCGTTCGCAATAATGTCTCAATTAAATATGGCTTAACCGATATGCCTAAATTTATTAACCGCTCCCGAACATACTGGATACCAGATTTAGCGTGTAATCCCTGTGCAACCGCTTTTGCGACAGCCTCATTAATTTCCCTATCTATCCCAAGAAGCATTTTAGCGACCACCATTTCACTATCAGCCGAATATCGAGCCAATATCGCTGCTATCTCCTCGTCAGTTAAACCCAGCAGCTTCGGGAAGAGCTTTACTGCTTTCTCATAAATTGGAAATTTCAAAGCAGCCCTAAACGGATTAAACCCACCAGCAAAAAGGAAAGCATCAATCTTTTGCTCAAGCTCGATAGATAGCCTCTTATTGCCAACGTGAACATCGTATATTTCAAATCCGCTTTGAATACCGTATAAATGCGCAATAGTCATAGATTGAGCTAACAGATTCGATAACCGCTTGTGCGTAATATCTTTTGCTCCTGATACAGATGAGCCTGTTTGGAGTGATTTCAATATTGCGTTTTGATAACGCACCATAGTCGGCTTGATAGTCTGAACAGCCTTGTTTATAGCCACATCAAGCCTATTATGATATTTCTCGATTATCCCTATTTGTTGCGATTGAGTTATCATATTACAGATTTGCGATATTCACCCATCTCGGAGCTAATGTCAGATAATATACTCACCATAGAAAGATTACCTTGCTGCTGTTGCTGCTCTTGCTCAATTTCAGCTGTATTTTCGACACGTTTCTTTGTGATGTCGATGTTGTCCACATCAATTACATCTTGCCCCTTCGGCAATCCCGCAACGTCAACAAGAGCATCAACATCGAGCCACTGAATAAGCAAGTCAACATTGTTCGGATTAGTCAATACGCCCTTTAGAATTTCTCGATAAAATTCCTGCTGGTCTTTGTCAAGCTCCGAGCCAATTACCTTTATCTTGCCAACATAATCATCGCCGAAATTGTATCGCACTAAATCATTTACCAGCTGCTCATTTAATACTGATATAATCGAGCGATAAACCAGATTAGTAATAAGTAATGCTATATCTGCGTGCGTTTCCGCTTCAGCTTTCGTCCCGAATTTACCTTCCGATATAGCACGTTCAGGAACAAGCCAGCCTCGTATCATTAACCGCTCGTATTTGTCCATCATCGTTTCGTATTCCGAGCCGTGTGAGCTGCCCACTTCAAGAAAATCTATATTCCAAGCTCGCATATCCTTAACATTACCGCCAAGCCGAGACAATTCGCTTACATATTCAGCAAGCGTATTCGGCATAGCAATTCCCGCTCCTTTGCCTAATTCCCGCAATACCGATTGAGCTATCTTGAAGTTATCTACAGTCGCACCTGTAACATCTCTGCTCTCACCAGGCGGATATTCTATCATCGGGATTACGTTTGAAACTTTTGTAATATACGTTTGAAACTTTCCATCAATCTCTTTCCACCGCTTCCACGCTTCCCAGCAATTCTCCATCCGGGAATTACCATAATAATTATCCCCCTCTTTATCATTCACAAGAACAATTACATCACTCGTCTTTAACTCAACTGCGTTATTGCGCACACCTTTAAGCTCGCCTGTCTTCTTATCTACAACAAATTTAGTCAAATCAGGCATAAGCGGTTTAATTTTGCCTATCCCGATTAAACCTGTATCTTCATTAACAGCAAAAATCTTCTCGAATACCTGAAACCCGTAATCGAGCGAAAATATCGAGTTCTTTATATAAGCATCCCATATCGAGCTTATCTGCTCATCAATAAACTTAACATAATCATCAGAGACACCGTCATCAGCTTCAACACTCCATTTACTTGCCAATATCGGAGCGGTAGCACAAGCCCTTGCAATAGCAATAGTCGGGTGTCTTCGCATAATACGATAAACTTCGTAGCTGCGATTTGTCTTGCCGATAAAATTGATTTCGTCGAGATTATAGCTCGCAAGCCCTTGATAACCTGTTCGTTCCGTGTCCTTAATCTTAACATTGCTCTTTTTCTTTGCCATAATTCAAAACTTCCTACTATAGCTTTCTTTAATTATTATACAGATACGATTGGATTATTATAGACAGTAGCATTAACACTTACTCGCCCGCCCATTCTATTACCTATTTTTCTAACAGGTCTCTGATAATGTATCCGATAACCTTCAGCGTCTGAGGCGTGAGACAATTCAGGGTCGCTATTTTTATCGACCTCACCTTTAGCATTTCGTTTAAGCTCTTTATAATCCCGTATAAGCCTCTCACATCTTGGATGTATCTTATAATGGCAATTACCGTTTAAGTCCCTGAATGCCACATTTACAGCGTTTATGCGCTCTTCTATATACGGATTTACTTTCGGGATTTTTGCTCGAACACCAAAATCGACATTTAGTCTTTTCTGCAGCAAAGTAAGCCCGTCTCCGAGTATCATATAGCAGCTCTCACCAGTCCCCGCCCATTCGCTTTTTCCGGTAGCATCACCGTAAACCTCCAATGCTGGAAACGGAAATCTTTTGCCTGCACTCGCCTCAATAATATGCTTTATCCGCCGTCCAAACTCCTCAACTATTTCTCGAACCGAACCACGCCGAACAAAACACTCATCAATCGCAGTAAACAAATCCTTCTCTAAATCATACTGCCCGATTATCAAGTGCATTCCGGGCGATATGTTGAAGTCTATCGAAATCTGTAGCGGAAGATTAAAGTCATAGCCTATATTTTGGTCGATGTTGACATCAGGATTGAATGCTCGATATACATTGCCACCAGATAGCGTTATCGCTCCACCTTCAAGATATTGAACTTTCAAATCGTCTGTCAAAGCCCCAGACATAGCCTCATAAAAATCTTTTGCGACTGGATTATCCAATGTCCGAGCTTGATAAACTGCCCTGTCCCGTTGTTCATTTTGCTCTCGTATCCACTTGTAAACTCTCGTTGTATCCCCTTCGTTTGTATAAGTGAACAATGCTTGAAGAATATTCGCTTTCGGGTGTCTCAAACGACCAATACACTGAATAAACGGGTCGTTTTTCGGATTATGCATATCGCACTTCCATCTTGCAGCCTCGTCGCCCCATATCGCCCCAACCTCAAAGCCTGTAATCAAATCAGGACGTTCCGCTGTCCGCATCTTGATATGTGAAATCATCCCCCCCCTATGCCCCAAATCGGGCAATGCAACCCTGCGCTTTCCGGGCTGATATTCAAAATCAAGGTTTATTTCAGAGCAGGCTTTTTCGAGTTCCGGTATCATAAAATCCTCAAGCGCATTTATCGACGGGGCAACTACAAGTGAAGGGACATAAGTAGGCTTGCCCCGAGCGTCCACCGAATTGAGCAAATGCAGAGAGATAAGTTTTCGAGCGCCTGCATACGTTTTCCCGCTCATCCAGCCAGCCTCAATCGCAATATACCTATGCTTGAAATCGTAAACAAAATCCCGCTGCCCACCTTCCCAGAATATCCATAAATCAGGTTGTAAAACGAACTTAACTGCCATAATCCCCCGAACCTTCCTCTGAACTTTCCCCCGAACCTAATTCAGCTTCGCTATCTTCTTCATCATCATCGCCTTCATCGTTATCTACCCATTCAGGTGGGACAACAGGTAACTTTATAAATTTGGCAGGGTTACGATAATCATCAGCACGCTGAACCTTGCTCGGAGCATTCGCAATTCGATTAAGATAGTAAATCTGTGCTGATAAATTATCTTCAATCGCAGCTTTATTTATCACTCTCGCTAATATTCCCATTTTTGTTTGATTGCCCTTTTCATAAAGCGCCTCTGCTAATTCAGGATATTTTTTCGCAGCCTTATATATCGTTGCAGTGTCTATGCCCAACCAACCAGCAACCGTCTTTACATATAACCCCATCTTTAATCCACGAATAGCTAAATCGTATAACGGATTTCCGGGCTTGAGGTGTCTGTATTTCAGCGGGACAGCTCGAATATCGTTATTATCATATTCCGCCTGATATTCTTCACCGTCCGCAGTTTTTTTAATTTCAACTCGACCTTGTTTTGGCATATTCTCTTATCTAACAATAATTAACATATATATATTCGCGCTACTTACGCCTATAAATATTATACACAATTCCGCCCTTTTTTGAGATTATAATATAATGCCTATTTTATATATTTTAACTATTTTGTCTATTCTACCAAGATAGCCTATTTTAATTTTTTTCTTGATTTTTACTGTTTTTGCGGTATAATATTTATAGATAGGCGCATAAGAAGTTTCAATAGCCATAATAATTAAGAGGCTATTTAGAAGCTGACTATGTGCTACGACTTACTTGAAAATTTAATAGGCTCGAAGATGTGAAGTCGTAGTTTTTGATGCTTGTCCGAGTATCGAGCCCATAAAAATTAAATTGGCTATTTGGGCACGGTCAGGAGCCAAGCCAAAGCTCCACCTTCTTGCGACCGCTTGTGTCATACTCGGCAGGCTGCTAATCAGCGTTAGCAACCATACATCCCAGCGTTTTTTGATGCTTACTATTTTCTTCAGCATCGGGGAGAAACGCACGGTCTCACTAACCCCGTTGTTGATTAACATCTTCGAGTCTGTTTTTTTGTAAATATTTCTACTCATTTTCTCATTTATTCACTTTCTTCTTCCGGCACAATGTCGGAAATTTCTAAAACGCCTTTCCCCCTATGAAATATTATACTGTCTTTAACGTTGTTCAAGAGCATTTTTTGTTTTTTTTCAGCATCGATTAACATTTTGCATTCCTTGAGTATCCAATACATTGCGTAAGTCCGGAAGGTCGAGGGGGCTCGATTTAATTTTTTGGCGAGTCGTTTTGCTTTTTTGCGGGAATACCTTTTTGCAGCCTTAACCAGCCCCAGATAAGCAGCAGAGTGTAAATCCTCTTTGAGGTTGTATGGCGTATGCCATTTGCGAGTTAATTTCTCGACAACCTGCGACGCCCACCCAATATCGTCATCTGTAATATCGTGCATATCAAGATATATATAGCGCTATCAGGCGGGCGTCAAGCAAAAAGTTTTTATGCAAGGTATTCGCTCATAATTTTTCTTCTTTCATTTCAAATAAATATAGATATCGATTTATCGCAATGAAACAAATGCACCGACCCATTTGTGTAGCAAGAACTAACATAAGACGCCAAAAACATTAGCATAACTGGAATATTGGCAACAAAAACGATATCAAAGCCAACATCCAATTTCTCTTTTAATTCCTCTGTTATTTTCAAAATATCATTATAAGACCAACCGTCAATAGGAACTTCCATTATTTGCTGCTTCGGATAAAATCGATTTAGCGTTTCTTTTTGTTCCACAGTTAATCCTATGTTTTTATCAACAATGATAATAGCTCGCATTTTCTTCTCCTTTCACTTCAAAACGTCCAACATAAGTTTCGGATTGTCCAATACTCTTTTAATTGCCATCTTAACAATAGCACCTGAAGAAATTCCTGTTTTCGTTGCGAGTTTGCGGAGCTTCTTATAATCGTCTGGATTTAATCTCACGCTGAAGGGTGAAGGGTATTTTTTCTTCATTTGCTTTTTCATAATTGTATCTCCAAATTAAATATACCTAACTGACTTTTCACCGGAACAGGTTTTTTGAACGGCTTGGGATTTTCAAATATCCAGCCGTAGCAATCCTCATCCGGGAAATACTTAACATCGACCAGCTCGACAGTCCCGAGGGCATAACCTAACGGATAATCTTTTTTGTTGTCAAGCCTTTCGGCAGGCTTTTTGGCTGACGTTATTATCAGCTCTCCTCGATAATGCGTCCGCCAGCTTCGCCATTCGACAGTTTTCCGCCCAGCCATAATATCGCTGGCATAAGGTTGTTTGATACATAATGCTTTCATTTCATTTTCCTTTCATTACACGGATACCCAGAACAAATAAACAAAAAGCCGGGCAGGATCACCCGGCTACAGCCTACACCAGTTGCCACCCTTCTTTGGCGACAACCGAAATCTGCCGACCATCAGGCAGCTCCTTCTTTTCCCGACGGTCGTTGTGAAACAGCTTTACGGTAAATGGGGCATCTCCATACTCTGCCCCGTCCCGTCGTCCTTCCCTGTATGCCAGCTCTTTCATAAGTGCTGGCACGGGGGAGGCAAAAATGACGGTCGTTGAGAAGTTGCTCAACTTGTCGGCAACTTCCCAAACTTGTTCTAACGTCCAGCCTCCTGCCGGAACGTGTAGAATTTCCCATTTCCCAGTGCCAAACCTGAAATCAAGTATTTGGCGCTGCTCGTCGAGCAACTGATGCTGCTCATTCAAAATTACTATAACTCTGCTTTTCATTTTTCTACCCTCGCCTACGTTTAGCCAGTAAATCAAAAAAGGCGATTAAGAATTCTTGTTCTGCCTTTTTCTTTTGGCTTTTTTTCCTGGCTCTGATGTCTTTCCTAATTGCGTTTTTCATTCGTTCGACCTGACTTTTTTCTCTTTTTTTCATCGCATTTCTCCCTTCATTAAAAGAACCAAACAAAAAACGGGCAGAGACTATCCCTGCCCGCATACATACCTACCAATCTTAATTTCTTCCCCTACTTCTTTCCAGCCCCCGACCCTTTCCCAATCAACAGGGGCTTTATCCTGTCGATTGATTTTAATTGTGATATTGACGCAGTGTCTCTTGTGATAATGAGACACTGCTCTTGAGATGAGATTATAGTCGGGAGTCGCCCCGACCGCCTCATCCCAAGTCGCCAGCAAGTCCCCAACCTCGTCAGGGACAGCTGGCGGGACGGTATTCAGTCCTTTCGGGATAACTCCCTTCGGGACGAACACCGCCCAATATTCCTCCCCCTTCCCCACCTTATCTTCGACCCAAATAGACGTATTACCATCCCTGATAACACGCCCCGCTGGGCGGATATAAACTCCACCCGTAAACGGACTTTCCTTATCCGTTTCAGGGGGGAGATAGAAACGAACCGCCACACCATCAATCGTTATACGATGACGTGGCATCGGTCGAGCAAGCTCTTCTTTTGCCCACTCGACCATCTTTTGTAAGCGTTCGTCCGCCTGCTTTTGAGCAACAGCATTCCGTTGCTGCTGCTCATTCCGTAAACCATTAGCCCACGCCTTTATTTCAGCGCAGGCTTTTTCGCCTGCATAGGCAAGGAGTTTATCAGCCCTGCCTACGCAGACATCCCGAAAGCTCCTGACATCTTCACAGGCGATTACCTGCCCGTCAGGGGCTATTATATCTAACCACAGGCGGACATTACGCCCGTCTGCAGTTATTTTATATCCCCCCCACCTAACATCACGGGGGGGATACTTGTTTTGTCCACAACACAAATGCGCAGGGTCGTATGCAGACCATACTTTGCGCGCAAATTTAGCGGGGCATACCCAGATAGGCACACCCCGCCTATCCGCCCGTCCGGTAGGACGAGCTTCACCGACGGCAACCTCAATTTGGTCGCCGTCGGCAAATTTATTGTCCCCGCCTTCGAGCGGGTAAAAGCAAATCTTCTCCCGCCCAAATTCGGGGGACTTCCAATCCCACCCGCCACGCTTATTCCGGGTGGGAGTTATCTGTTCCATTTTGTTCAATTCCTTATTCATCGCATTCTCCTTAAAATTGGCGAGAGTGATAAATCTCCCGCCTTATGTTTATACTTTTTTTGGGCAATCGCCTGATTGCCCACCTTTTAACCATATCCCAATTTCCGGAGAAATCAGGAATATGGTGAGGATTATCCACAACACTTTGCCTACCCTTTTCGGCAAAGTATCGCAGATAATTTACAAGGCTAAAGAAGCTCTGCAAACTTGCAGGCTTCTCTAACCTCACTTTTCGTACCCGCCCATCTATTGAACGGGTGCGAACGTAAAAAACAAACCCCTCTCCTAAATCAAGAGAAGGGCTATAAAAAATACCCAGGTCAGCCTCTTGACCCGGGTATCCGAAATCGGGGTGGTCAGATATTCGTACAACCACCCCGTTGCATTTAAAGTAAAAGCTCCCCATCAAGAAAAAATTGAGTTTCTTTTCAGGAGAATTTTTTTCTTTTTTCATTGCTTTGCCCTTTCAATTATCAACCTCTCTATTATAATTATACTACATTATACTACAAAAAGTCAAATTTTTTTCAAATTTTTTTCAATTTTTTTTGATTTTTTATCCCCCGAGAAATCCCCCGAAATACCGAAAACCCCCGAAAACTGCCACGAAACCTATGTTTCGAGCCAAAATAACGATTTTGGGGAGGCTGTAAAATTCAGACAAATATTCAACTCGGCTGGACGATTATACAATTTTTTTTAAAATTTTTCCGCAGAAAGCTGGCAAAATTTATCCATCTCGCAAAATTTTAGGAACAGCATATCGCCATTGGACAAAATGATGTATTCGCGGATAAATAGTCCCCATTTTAATGATTTTAACGCTGCTCGGATTACATATTACTGAATAAAAGCTCTTCCGATAAGTCCCCATGTCTAAATACATCTCTGTTAAACCTCCCGTATTTTGTTGCGTAAGCCTTTGACGTAAAGAAACATAAGGTATCGACAAAAAGACCTTTCCCTTCATACCATCTGCAACATACGTATTTACATCTTCATTCAACCGCCCGATAAATTCCACTCTCCTTTTCGGGCTGCAAATAAACCAATTCATAGCCTTTCTCTTTATCGCAAAAGTTCTTGCAAGACCCCCAGCCCTACCGCCAATAAAATCACCTGTCTGTGCAATAGCTATTGTTACAACATAATCAGGCATCTTCTCGTAAACTTCTACAAGTTTAATTATTATTGTATTTAAATCCTTAACAACCTTTCCAGCTGCATGATACCGTCCATAATTATCCATCTTAAATTCCAATTTACTATAATCATCGTCTAATACCAAAAAATATTTCAATTGTAATTGTTCAGCAATATCATAAACTTTATTCCGGGCAAAAACAACACCAGTATTAGCTGTATCATTATCCATCATATCAAAAGTTCCACGCATTGTATCTTTGTTAAAAATTATTATTTTATTTCGACCAAAACGCTTTACATATTTATCGGCCTCATCGTCGCTATCATCTATTACAATATAAACATCTTGCTTATTACCGTATTTTTTTAGCATATTCCACGTATAAACCTTATCGGCTCGCCTATGCGATAAAACAAATATAGCAAAATCTTCTATTTTCCCCGCTTTATCAACTTTCATCTTCATATTCCTTTTTGAACAATTCCATAACCTCGTCCCTGATTTGTACTATTCCAGCCCTTATCGCCCCTTCCATATCAATTATCACCAATACATTATCCTCAAACAACTTTTTGATTAACTTATTATCTTTATTCTGCGAATAAAACTCCGCTATCTTTTCATAATCAAATTTAACATGCCGATATGAAGCTAACCGCAGAAAATTCTTTAATTCATCACTTATATTAGATTTATCAATTTCAGCAATTAGTTCACGAGCCTTACTATCATCATACAAATCATCTATATCTACCGGCATCCCTAACGGCTCATAATCAGGCATACTTATTTTATCCGTATAAATATTGCGCTCATCTATATCACCCAAAATCTTATCCAATTCCGATTCGTTATAACCCGGCACATCAATTTTTTGATTTGACAATTCAGTTAAAATTGATTGCAATATCATATCGTCCCATTCTGACAAATCGCTCGTTCTATTATCAGCTATTGCATACGCCATCTTATTCAAATCATCTAATTCACAAACTACACAATTTAGCTCTTTCCACCCTAATTCTTTAGCAGCAAAATAAACACCATTACCAGCGATAACTATATTGTTCTTATCAATTACAATCGGCTTTTGCTGCCCGAACCGCTCCAACGAATTCCTTATAGCTTCAAGATTACGCTTATCGTGTTTGCGTGCATTCCTATCATCAGGCTTAAGCTCTGCTATATCCTTACTAATTATCAACATCATACAAACTCCTATAATTTTTTGCGGAGCTTAAGGCGTCCGATATTGCTCCGCAATTCGCCTACAATCTTGATTTCACCTGCCTTGACCATACAGCCGTCAAGGAAATATTCAGTTGTCATTCGGACGCCTATTGGAGAGCGTGGGAGTCGAACCCACGTATTCGGCTTGCTATCCATAGCTTTTAGCCGAACCAAATCCATTTGCTCCCCTATTATACGGGCTTGGACAAGTCGCAGAGGGTTGATATGTCTTGAGGATGATATAGAGGAAAGAATTTGTCCGCACCCGCATATTCTTATGCCAAAGTAAGCCGTCCGCACCTCACTCCAGACATCATAGCATTTTCCTGTTTACATTTCAAACATAATCGATTAAACCTACTTTGTGCCGTAAACATCCTACCACATTTTAGGCAAGGTCTTCGTATTCTTTCATATTTAACTTTGGGCTTTCGCTGATACTCTGACATTTTAGCACCTTTCTTTTAATTATTAAAACGAACCGCCCGACAATAAAAGTTGATAGAAAAATGCAAAACCTTGTTTTCGTTAATACTCCGCATTAGGCAACACACCTAATACGCTATCGGGCGGTTATTCCCTTATTATTTTTGCATTGCCATCATTCAATAGCTCTGCGATTACATCTTCGTGCGTATTATCCCGCAAACGGATAGTTGGCTTATCCCAACAATGGATGCCAATATTACAGTTACCAAAATAATTACCGTAAACACAAAATTCGCCATTACAATTTATACGCACACCTTTTCTGCAGCTTACAAATACACATTGATTAACTATCGCTTCTCTCGCTCTGTCGTGAAAACAAACAGCAGCTCCGTCGGAACTTTCGCTTTTAGGAATAGAAAAACCTACAAACTCACAATCTAACACTTTTACATTCTCACCATCCTTAACGTCAATTCCGTTTTCCCAACACTTATAAAATTTACTTTTGCCAACTACAATGTCTCGAATGTTCTCGCCGTGAATTTGAATGCCGTCGCCATAACAACCGTCAATGTAACCTTCATTGATTATAATATTGGAGCAATTCCTCAATATCGAAAATCCGTGTATATCAGTTTCTTTTTCATACTGTCCACCTGCAGGTTGTTTCATTTCAATACGCGGATTTTCAAATCGAATATCTTGTGAGTCTTTTATCATTGTTAAGCCATAACTCGAACCAGCTTTATCACCATCGGACAACAAAAACATATCCTTAAACCGAATATTTTTGCAATCTCTGATGTCAAGAATAATCTTATGCGGTGCATTGCCATCGAAGAAGAACCGTAAATTCTCACAATTTGTTATTCGATAAACACCACGGAATTTATTGTCAACCATAACATTTGCATTTCGCTGTCCATCAATATAGCGCTTTGTCGATGTCCCGCCCGTAACAAAATTTATGATAGGTTTCATATCAACTACTGGCTCTGGTTGCGGGGTAGGTTCTGGTTTTGGCTCAATAGAAAGCAATGCCTGCGCAATGTTATCAATCAGGGTTTCGTTTGACTGCAATATCACTAATTTCGCTAATTGCCGAGCTTCATCTTTATTCACTGTTATTCTCCTATTTCACGAACATTGATTTCTATTTTTCCGCTCTCGCCATATATCTTATCAATCTTATAATACGCCGATATTTGATTATCGTCTGCATAGACAACGCCTTTGAGGGCATCCTTGATAGGCTTAAGTAAATTATCTAAATCAGGCTTTGTAGTCTTGACAAGCCTTTTTTCATTATTTATTACCTGCTCTCGCAATCTCTTGCCGTGCTTGCTAATAAACGGAAATACGAACGTTACTGACAAGACAAGCGCGCCTTCGAGCAACCGCTCCGGGCGCTTACTCATTGCATACGTCTTTATTGCTCCGACATAATTTGTCTTCCCTTTCGGCTGATAGCGAATAATCTTGTTATTAACTGACGCATAACGAAAAGACTGCTTTGCCTGTGGCATTATTGGTATTGTTATTGACCATTGCATATTACTTCCTCTTTAATAGATAATCCCGAACAGCTTGCCAATACTTCAGCGTTGATTTCTTTTTCCAGCCCTTTGCCCCGCCGTTATGTATCCGTGCAACATTCTCGACCGTCAAAGGTAGCTTGTAGTGTTTGATGTAAAACGTAGTCAAGATTTTAATCATCTGTTCTGATTTGTGCTTTGACTTTCTGTCCTCGAGCTTAAAGCGTTTCTTTTTGCCCTGCAACTTCAATATTCGGTTTACGTCTCGAACGTAAATCGGGCGTATTTGATACCATCCAACTGCGTTTTCCTTCTTTGCTCGTTCAGATGTAGTATTTTGCCCGTGATTGCTCTCCTTCCAAGCAAGCGCATCGAAAACCTCAAACCAGCTATAACGGTAGCTCTCATTATTGGTAGGAGATTGCGATGTAAGCAACAACGGCAAGAATATCCAGTTATACATTTTTGTCTTCCTCCTTGCTTGAAAACATTTTTATTTCCTTAACAGGTAAACACTTTTTGCACCTCACCTTACCTTCTTGCACTGTGATAATGTCTTCGAGCATCACTTTACAAGCTATAAGAGCATCTCCTCTCTCCCAATAAAGTGGTGTTGACAGATGAATACCCCTTGCACAACTTTCATTGGACATATCAGGATCTTTTTCTTCTGCCCATTCGCCAATTTTATACGTAAACATCACATCGTAATTGGAGCAATAAGTGTTGTTACCCATCTTACAAACCCTCTTGTAGAGAATTACATAATCCTCAATGGGGTAAATTCCAAGCTGCACCGCAAGATGGTATCTGATTTTTTCAAGTCTATTTTTAGGCTCTTTTTTATACAAAAAACCACTACCTACATAAACAGTGTTAGACACCCGAGCATTACCACCTACCCGAGCCTCACCATACACCCAAGCATTACCATCCACCCAAGCATTACCCCTTACATGTGCATCACCATATATCCAAGCATTGCCATGTACATGTGCATTATCATATACCCAAGCATTGCCACCTACCCAAGCATTATCATATACCTGCGCATTACCACCTATCCAAGCATTATCATATACCCGAGCATTACTGCCTACCCAAGCATTGCCCTTGTGCGAAAGATTATCTTCCTTCCCTATATATCCACCTTTATCGCCCTCCCCTACCCCTACATCAGGAATATCACGAAGTGCTCTAATCCTATACAAGCGTCGTCCATTCCAATCAATAGACTCGTCTTTAATCAACTCGTATTTCTTCATCTCTTATTCTCCTTGCTACAATTACCAACTATGCTCTTTTTCGGGAAAATATTCCTTAAGCGCCTCTTTCGTCAGCTCGAAAATTTCATTGGTTAGATGAAGCATATCGATAATCTCGTTCTTGTCATATTCCTCAATCGCCTTTTCGATATGAGCCTCAAGATTTTCAATATCCTCGAAATAATACGGATTGCCCTTTTCTGCGCTGATATACTTTTTCGCCAGCTCCGCAATCCTTTCAGCGATGTATTCGAGATTGCTTTTTTCAATTGCAACCCCACTCATTCTATTCTCCCTTCGTGATAACAAATATTAAACATACCATTGCGATTACAAACAAGCTATACGTCATATCGCTAACTATTAACAAGTTTTCCATTTTTCGCTTCCTTTCGCAACTTTTCAATTCGTTCAAACTCTTCAGCTAAATGCAAGACGGAAACCTTAATTGCTTCGTATCCAGATGGCAAATCAATCGCAGCTTTAATTAAATCCGCCAACTGCAACTTAAACTCCTCTACATTTAATTTCTCTAATTTAGTCATTGTTTTTCCTTTCTATGCTACCTTAAATTCATCCCCTAAAATATCTATTTTGGTTATTACCGCATTCTTTATCTGCTCAACCACTCGTTTAGCCTCTGCTTTCGCCCTATTAGCCGAATCCCACACTTGGTCGCTATCGAGCAAAATCACATTGCGAGATACAATTCGAAATGACCAACCAAAGTTCTCATACGGATAAATCTCAATCTTTATTTTGCTCATTAATCTTTCTCCTCGTTGCCAGCACCTTTTTTAACTTTGTCAACCAAACTGTCAACAGCAGATTTTTTGCTTTCAGAACTTTCCTCTATCGGGAAGAAGTCCCTAATATCCGCCATATTGTCCTTGATTGAAGTGTATATCGAGCGTAAATTTACCAGCTCAATTTCTGTGGTTGCATCGAGTTTATGCCCGAGACGCTTTTCGATTTGCTCGACTGTTACGCCCATCTGGCTAAATGCAGCAACCATTTTGCGCACTCGGTCAGTCAGAGGTTCTTGATTATTGCCAGCTAACGTCTTTTTGCATTCCTCGACTGCTGCCTCAACCACATCGCCCGGAATAACGCCTAATATACAAGCTCGTAACCGCCTTGCACCTTGATTTGCTGTCATTTCATAAATCTCTCGCGGGTCGGTTAGTGGATACGCTCCCTTCTTCGTATATCGCTTATGCGGAACGGTAAAGACTTTTGTTTGCCTTACATTAGTCTCTAAGTCCCAGCAATAAGCCATCATTACGCTTTCGCCTCGTTTCTGCTCAAGCTCGACAATCCCGAAATCAATATTACCCCAATCGCGGGCAAGCTCCTCTGCAAGACGTATTGACGCACCCTGTACTAACGTCCCGCCCTTCGGATAAGCATACATAGATTGCTCCGCAAGACCCTTACGCTTACAAGCTCGCATAATCTTATCGAACGATACCGCCTCGTTGCGTGGAAACTTCTTTGCGACGACCATCTGAGCTTGAACCTCTTGTGCAACCCTCGACGTTGCAATTTCAAGCGCTGAGGGCTGATGATGTTCTCGGCTAACAGCCCCAAAATCGCTCGCCCTTGCAATACCAGCCTGCTCTGATTGGACAGGCATTATTTCAGCTTCTACTGTTTGTTTTTGTTTGTTTTCTTTCATTTTAATTACTCCTCTACATCTAAAAATTTATCTACTTTTTTAGTAAATCTCGGAACACGATATTCCGAGCTACGCACAACATTATTATAAACTTCCGGATATTCCTCTTTCAGCCGTTTAGTGTCTATACTCGAACGTGATTGCTTAAAATACGTAATAGCACCAAACTCTTTATCTTCTGCTATCCCAACTTCAGCGTCTTCAAGCAGCGTCAACAGTTTAGCTCTTACTTCTTTTTCTCGCTGCTCATACTCTCTCAGCATAGCCTTTGCGGTTATCCATTCGCTAATTACATCTGTAGGCACTGTTGTTATCTTTTTTGGCACTCTAATTATTCGCTTAACATAATCGAGGCTCGCATAACTATCTTCCGGCGGAATATCTTTGACGACATACTTTTCCCAGAACTCGCCAGCCTTATCAACAATCAAATTCGATAATTCTTTTGAATATGGTATCTCGTAAATCACCAATCCACGATGAGCTATAAAGGCAGGCACAAAACAAACATCCTCAACTCCAAGACAGGCTTGATGAACCGCACACTGAACAATTACTCTATCAGGAACTTGGTCTGTCCCGGGCTCGCCCCATCGCTCGCTCGACGGGTGATACAGCCCGACAGTTTTCGCCTCAACTGGGCAACTATCGAGATTACGCACCGCATCAACATTAGCTACAAGGATAGGCAGAACCTTACAAATAGCCTGAACATTTCGCTTCATCTCGCCTAATTCAGCTTCCGCTTGGTCTAACACCCAATCTTCGAGAGCGTTTCCCGCCTGCATAGCTTGATTTGCTTCGCCCTGCTCAACTTTACCTGTCTTTTCAAGCCAGACATCATAAGCGCTCGCAAACGGAGATACGCCCAAAATGGCAGGCATATCACTCGACCCGATATGCTTCTTTCGTTCTTTTTTTTGCTTTTCTGTGATAGGCATTATAACACCCCCTGTAATTTAATTTGAGCGATTGAGTTTGCTATATCGAACCAAACCTTACCTTCCTCGCTCATCGGCGGTTTCTCGGCAGGGAGCATATCGTCAATTTCTCGGCGGGCTTGTTTAAGAGGAGCAATAATCATTTTCAACTTCAACCGCTCAACATCAGATTCCGATTCGTCCATCATCTTGATTGCTTTTCCAATAGCAATCTGAACATTTTCTTTCATCGATTTTAAGTCTTCAATTTTTGTCATTGCATCAACCCTTTCTCTTAAATAGTTTAATCTTGTTTTCGACTGTTTTTAAGCACATCTTTAATCATCAACCCTGTTCTATTTTAACTTTACAACATAAAATGCTATCAGTCCACTATAAAATAAATTGTAATACAAAGTAATATATAATCGTTAATTCCAAAATCCGCTATAATCTATTTCCTCTCAATTTTGCAAATATCTTTATGCAGTAGTTCAACTCTCTCTCTTAATGTTCTATTGATGTCGAATAACTGCTGTTGTGTTTTGAAAATTCCTGAAACCGCATCAGATAATTGTTTAACATTTTTGTTAAGTCGATTTATTGCGCTAATTAGTTTATCGTTCTTTGAGTTTTCCGATGCAATATGCTTATCAATATCTTTCGCAATAGATTGCAAGATGAAAATGTAGCCTCGCAAATAGGTATGCCCATTTATTTCTTTAACAGCTTTTCCCAGTATTTCTTCAGCTTGTCGTCGAATAGAAAAATCTTGTTCTTCGTTAAACAGCTGTTTATTCATTTTATTGTTCCTCTCAACAAAATAGAGTGTTTTCCCATTCTTTAACACGGTTAACGGCAATTTCACAATACTCTTTATTTATTTCTATGCCTATCCACCTTCTGTTTAATTTTTCACAAGCTACTAAGGTAGTTCCACTACCACAAGTAAAGTCTAATACTAAATCACCCTCATTTGTATAAGTTTTTACAAGATATTCCAAAAGCGCTAACGGCTTTTTAGTGGGATGCTTATATTTATACCGTCCCTTCTCCGCCCGAGAAAAAGTTATAATACTTACAGGGTGCTTTAATCCATCAGACAGAATTTCTATAACACTTTCTAATTTTGTGTCATAAACTTCTATATGCCCTTTTCTTTTTATTATGCGCTTTTTGCCTTTGGGTTGCCGTAACAATGATTTCGGACTTCTTGGGGTTCTTATGGGATTAAATGTAAAATTTGCATTGTCAGCGAAAATAATAATATTCTCGTGCGTTTTAAACGGACGGTTCTTAATATTTAGAAAATTTACACCGCTTATTTTATTCCATACCCAATCATATTTATACTCTTTAATATTACTAATTCTTAAATAACTACTAAAAGGTTCACTACCAAATAATACAATAGGAGTTCTATCTTTTCTTATTCTTTTTAATTCTCTCCACATATCTTCAAAAGGTATAACTGTATCCCATTTACAAGCAGTAGTTCCATAAGGAGGGTCTGTTATTATAGCATCAAATATTTTTTCAGGAAATTTAGGCATAATCTCTAAACAATCTCCACAATACAAAATACCGTATTTTGTTTCATAATAAATACTATCTTTTGGGAATATTTCTTTCCAGCTCATAGTTTTCCTTCCATTAGCTCGAATAATCCTTTTTTCTTATCGAATTCTTTACGCCAGTATTCTATTCGACCTTTCGCAATTTCAACATACTCAGGATTTATTTCGCACGCTTTAATGTTCTTAAATCCCGCCTTGATTGCACCAATGATTTCGCTACCACTGCCTGCAAAGGGAATTAGTATTGTTTGTTCGTTAGGCGTCTTGAATGAGCCGGTCATAATGTTTTTACCCTTCTTTATACACATTCCGAGAGGCAAAGAAAATTATCAGGACTATGATTATAATTGAATAGAGCATTTCACACTTCCAGCCATCCAAAAAGAAAATAACCTATTACAATTTCAAGACCAGCGCCAATAATAAACTCTAAAATTTTAATAATAATTTCGTG